CTGTAACTCAATCCGCCGGTGATGCTACTCTATCTGTATCTCCGACTTCATTGACTTTCGCTGCTGCGGGAGAAACTAAACAAATTACGATTACTACGAATACCGCTTGGACTATTTCGTAAGTCGTCTGTTGATTTGATTATGGGTCTGATAGGTGCTAAGGTGCCTATTAGACCTTTTGTCGTATAAACAAATATTTAAGATATGTCAAAACCTAATTGGGTAAATACCTCACCTAATTCGGGTAATGGTAACGGGTCTATTCAAGTCACTGCTCAAGCTAATGAGGGTGATGCTAGACAAGGTTCTGTTGCTGTTGCAGGTGGAGGTTTATCTAAAACTATTGCGGTTAATCAAGACGCAAAATTACTTGTTATAGGTGACTTTGGTCGAAATAGTACTGAATATGGTCTATGGACAACTATACAAGTTAATGCTATAGGGATTAAAGGTATCGCATATTGTACAATGTCTGATTCATCTGTTGTTGAGAAAGAACTCAATAATACAGTTAATGTTGCTGAATCTGAACATTGTATGTTTGTATCGCTTGAAGGTAGACGTGTTAATGATGCTAGTAAAGTAGTTACATTTAATATGCAAACTACCTTAGATTTTATCGGTCATGCTGACACTTTATGCGAATTGTTTACTAATATTGATTTTAATTCTACTAAAAAGAATACTCAACTAGATGTTACTCCATTTTATGAAAGCTTAGTTTATGAGATTAATGATTGTCTTATGACTAGGTATCCGGATAACCATATGTTGATTAATTTCAATATTGTTGATTTCGATGAAGCTGCTAAGGAACGTATTAGAAGTATAGTTACTTGTGATCGTTTCATTGTTGCTTTCTAATTTGTTACAAATTTAAATATATAAATCATGGCAAAACCTGATTGGATTAAAATCAATCCTACTGCTGGAAGTAACAATGGTAGTTTTAATATCATTGTTGATGAAAATGCAGGAGCTTCTCGTAATGGTATTATAACTGTGACGGGGGGGGGTTAAGTAAAACAGTTGATGTTACTCAAAATGAAGAACAAGAAACCGATTTAACTCTTAATTTTGAGAGTCTTATTAATCAGAATGCTGCTACTAGAGCTGCTTGGTTTAGAATACAAATTCTTGCAGGTGAGAGTATGCAAACTTTAGAAAATATAGGAAGTATTGATCATCGTCCTAATTATTCTGATGCTACAAAATTTCCAACTTCTATTAAGTTTAAAGCTAAAAAATCTAAAGTGATGATAAAGCTATCATGTATAGTTAATAATATATTATATAACGATAGTATTGCAGATGCTGATGGTAAGATTCTTAAATTAAGAGCTAATGATACAGTGATTGGGCAAGGTGGAATTCGTGTTACTGGTCAAGTTAATCAATGTACTTTTATGGCAACTCTTGTTGAAATAGGGCAATGGTCTGATTCAAATTCTTATGAATTAGATTATGGTGTTGATTTTTGGGGATAACATCAAGATTTAAATAATATTACTATGGCAAAACCTGATTGGATTACAATTACTCCAGCAAGCGGTTCAAATAACGGAAGTTTTGATGTTACAGCTGCTGCAAATACTGGATTAGCTAGAAATGGTATAATAACTGTAGCAGGGGGGGGGGTAAGTAAAACTTGTGATATTGTTCAAAAAAGTGGTAAAGCTATTTTCGCTATAAGTAATATTAGTATTGCATCTGAAGCTGTATTATCTGATGTAAATCCTAAATACGGTGAACTTATTGATCGTGATGTTGAAGTTCATTTAATGGTTGGTTCACCGGGTCTTATAGATATGCAAATAACTTTTGAAGGTGTTTATAGAATAATGTCAGCTAAGGGTGATAATGAAGGTATGGGAATGTCTACTACTATACAAGGTTTTAATGTTATAGTAGAGATTGATGATATTTGGATGTATGCTGGTGGTGCTTACATAACTGTTACAGGTTATGATAAAGCTAATACACCTTTTGAATGTTATATATCACTTATGGCACAAATGATGTAGTTATGGAAGAAACAATTGTTTTTAATCTCTTTAATTCTATAAGTTTTGCGTTTATCGCTATTGTACTTTTAGCTACTTATGGTATTAACGAGATTGCTACTAAGATTGCTAAGAAGAAACTACCGAGATATTTCAAGTCTCTTGTTAGCTTAATCGTAGGTATTGCAACTATAGTGCTTTACTTATACAAATTAGATACTTCACTGGAAACGGTGCTGCTATCTTTTCTGATATGTACCTTTGGGTATGATTTAATTATAAAACCTATACTCAAAGCTATAAAACGGCATTTTGCTGATTCTAAAAGCGTATGATCGCGGACTAAAGGAGTGCTACTGCTAAATTGCGTAGTACTCTCTTTTGTCATATCAAGGAAAATCATTGCTCGCTTAAATCATCGACTAAACGTTCTATTAATGATTTAAATTCCTTTAGGTATGACACCTGTGACTTATACTAATTTGAATAAACTCTTATTAATTAGAAATATTCAAGAGATTGCTAAAACTTATATCAATGATGATAGAAGTTATCGTTGGATTTGGAAGAACAAAATTGCTGACGTATATCATATTGGTTATGTAACTTTTATGAATTACATTAGTGTTCCCTCTATTAATGCAAAGATTGACGAAGCTATCGCTAAGAAGAAACGTTGAATATAATGTTCAACTATTGAGTATTAATGTTCATGTTATAAATCATTTCATTGTTATCAGTACTAATAGTAATATATTTGTTGTGCATCTCAATGTCGAGGTGCATTAAAACAAATTAATACTATGAATACTGAAAGCGAAACTGGTGTTAAAGTTCCGAAAGGACAAATTAACTACAACACTGTTGCAGGTTCTTTAGGTCTTGCTGCTTTTGCAGGACTTGGATTGAGAAATTGGTTAGGTAACGGTAATGGTTCGGTTGCTGCCGGAGCTGCTGCTGTTTCTGAAACTCAATTAGTTTCTGGTCTTATGGCTGAACTTGCTAAAGAGAAGTCTGAACGTTATGCCGATAATGTAGGTATAAACACGTTTAAAGAAGCTTTAGCTTTAGTCAAAGAAGAACGTGAAACTCGTCAAGCTAACGACAAGATTATATTTGAAACTCTTGCTCGTTTGGATAAGGAATCTGCACTTAACAAACAGGATATTGAAAACTTCAAGAAAGAAGTCGCTCGTGAGTTTAGTGATGTTCGTCACGATTTCAAAGCTGCTATTGCTCTTGAAGCTGAACGTAGAGAATCTGCTGATGAACGAATTGTTGATTATGCAAATTGCAATTTCGTTAAATACATCAAAAAGATCAATGCTGCGGAGATTTGTCCAGTTGTTGAGTTAGCGGCTCGTACTGCTGGTCCGGCTGTACCGGATCCTAACGCTCCTACTACTCCTACAGCAAACGCTTAATTTTGAAGTAGTATGACTAACGCAGAACTTGTTGCAGTAGCTGTTGGTAAATGGCTAACACCAATCGTTAAAACTATTGGAGGTGGGATTAAGATTCCTGTTACTTCTGGTATCGGAAAGTTTATGGGTAGTGTTTTTGGTTTAGACCTTTCTACTTATAATCTTCTGAATGAATTAGATTTTATTATAGAGCCTACACTTGATTATATTATTAAGCCTCAGTTGGCTAAGTTATCTAAGTTCATACCTGATGAGCAGATTCCTAAAGTAGTTAATAGCTATCTTGATGCAGCTATTTCTAAAGCTACTGCTAAAGGTTCTGTGAATCTATTTGGTTTTGAGTTCGAAGCTACTGCTTTTCAAAATCTCAAACGTGAAATTGATAACTCTCTTAAAAATAATGTAAGTCATGATGAAAGACCCGCATGAGCATAGTGATATGCCACACGAAAGTGAAGATGTAAGAAAGAGGGATTGTCGAAAGTATAAAGAACTCTACGGAAAACATTTTACTAAAGACCTATGTGAATGGGCTGTTAAACGTATGGAGAATCGTAATGGTACTACTCATCATTATAATCTTGATGAAGTCAAATCTATTTGGCACAAATACAAGATGAATGATCTCCATAATGCTAACTGGTATGATGTTATGTATGTAATGAATATGGCTTACGCAGATTTCTATGGTCGTTTGTTTACCGAACATCATGAATGTGCTATGTATGCTTATCTTTACATTAGTGATCCCGACGGTTACGAAGGTATTGCTTTCCAAAGATGGTTAGCTGATATTAAAGCTCAAGACGATGAAGTGCCTTGGCAGAGATTCATCTAATTAGTTTTGGTCGCAGGTGTTATTTATATCAAGGCAATTTTAATTATTCCTAATCCGACTACTGGTTCCGCTGGTAGTCGGATTTTTTTGTTTATAGCAACTTATTCAAACACGCAAGTATGAATTATAAAACACGTTGTGTAATGAGTGGTATTTTTATTGCTATATTGAACTTGATTGGTGTTATTGTTTCATCTATTGGTGTTGTCTTCGTAAAAGAATGGATTGTTAAGAAGAGACGTAAGGTTGTTACTAATCTTCTTACATCTAAAGCAGAATGTTGGATGCAACTCGATAAAATAGCCTCAAACATTAGAGAATCTCTTAATGCTAAAGGTGTTTACATTGCATACTTTCATAATGGTGGTAAGTTCTGTAATGGCATTAATATGGATAAGTTTACTGTTATCGCAGAAGATTACGATATTAGTATTACAGATCCTTATAAGAATCGTTATAAGAATGTTCTTACTTCTATTATGCCTTATACTATTCTACGCTTATACAGAGATAGTAAGTACATTTTCCGTATGAGTGCTTTGACAAAGTATCATTCTAATATGTATGTTGGAGATCTTCGTTCACGTGGATGTAATACTGCTATTAGCATTCTTATTCGTGACTTGAAAACTGATATGCCTATTGGCTTTCTTAGTGCCGAGTTCGAGCTTGACTTTGAACCTGACGCTGAAATGATGCAAACATTCTGGAAAAATCACAATCGTATTTCTCGCAATATGACTATGGTTATAGATGCGACAGAAGATACCATTAAAAACTAAAATACCATGACTGTTATTTACGCAAGAACTAGTCTGCCATCAAGGTGTGGTAGAGGTTTCAAAAATCAAAAGAACGTTATTAGAGTTACTAACCGGTATACTAATGCTGGTCCGTGGCACGGGGTTGTTCCAGTTAAGAATCGTCCTATTATGATTATAGGTGGTTCTGATACTCCTGAACTTGAATTGTCTACTAATCTTCTTAAATTTATCCCTAGAGGTGAAACTAAGGAGCTTGGTATTACTACTAATAAATCTTGGCGAATTGTTTAATGTATTATTATGGCAACACTTAATCAATTAGGAAGTAAGATTTCTAATATATTAGGTAAGCCCGGTGATCATAGCATTCAAGAGAGAGCTAAAGATGCTTGTGAGGCACTCTTTGCTACTTTTATTCGTCAGAGTATTGAGCGCAATGGTGTAGATGAGGTGCTTAAAGTTAGCTTTAATGTTCCTCTTATCTGCGTTCCGCTTACCGATATAGAAAATACATATGCGGGAATTGGTGCTAAAGATATGGTTCTTACTACTGAGCATCGAGTTCCTACACCTTTACGTATGCCTAATGATGCACCTTTTCTTCATGTTTATACTCAACATGATGATGGAAGTCTTATTACATATAAGTACGCTAATAATAGCGTAGTTCCGCTCCTTACCACAGTCTATTCCCCTACTGGGGTTTGGGGAGCGTATCAAATCGTTAATGGTAAACTTAAAATTATTATCAAAAATACTCTCAAAAACTTTGAGATTGATGCTAAAAATTATAAGTTTGTAACAATCGTGTATGTAGCTGAAAATCCTGCTGAGGTTATCACTATGTATATGGAAGATGATGGTCAAGATATTGAACTTCCTCTTCCCGCTGATATGATAGAACGTATAACTTATGAGGTTCTTAGAACTGAATTTGGTATTAAGCCTACAGAACACGAAGTTAAGATTATTAGTGATGCAACTTATGCTCCTAATGATCCTAATGGTACTCAACGTTTAATCCATAATAAAGTAGAATAAACTATATGGAATCCATGCACTATTACCACGACTATCTCGAACAATGTTACAACACTATCGAGAAATTAAGTACTGATCTTCATAACATTTATGTTAGACGTAATAATCTAGCTAATATCTGTTATGCTAATCTGAATCTTCTTGAATCGAATGGAATAACTAAAGAGATTATTGATGATCTTATTTTAGGTAAACGAGTTAAAGGTGTTAAGCTCTTACGTAAACTTAATTGGAGTGACGAAGCTAAGGCAGTATCTCTTCGTATTACGTTCAATCGTTTTGTTTATCTATCTACGATTCGTATTCCTAAACTTCTTGCTATTATTAGATATTACGATTGGATGTGTCGTATTCCTTATCCGATATTTAATCAAATACAAAGAGGTCTTAATAAGTCTCTAATTGAGAATCTTATTCGTGGTGATAGTGTTTCTTTAGGTACTTACATTGGTAAGTTTCAAGTTCAACGTGCTATTGCTAGAGAATCTGTTGATTGGGCTGCTTCGTTTCGTCTTAGAGATGAAATGATTGCTGCTGGTATCGAAGTTAAGAGTTTTCTTAATCCTTATGGTAAGAATTGGCACGTTAAATCTGATAATCCGTATTATTGGTTCTGTAAATGGATACGTCATAATATGGGTGTTGATGTTGTACCTAATCAAATATTCTATAAATTTAAACCTAATCATTGTCACGTAAACATTATGACTAGTGATAAGGTGCTTAGGCATAAATCTATAGAAGAAGTTATTAAAGCGGATAATCTTGCATTTGATGCTAAACTCAAATACATGATTGAACATGATAAAACTATTATGGATAGGTATCCGCCTACTAAAAGCAAAAGAGAACGTATTAAAAACAATGAAGTAGATGAATACATTAGACCAAAACTTGATTAGTTCTAGTGTTGTTATTCATAGGATTATAGAAGATTATGATGTTCATTCTATGGACTTTATGACTCGTATTCCTACTTGGATATGTGAAGCTCTTGCTGATTTAAATATTCAACAGCATCTTATTAATGTTGGTAAAGTTATCGACTTTGATGAGTATCGTTGTGAGATTCCAGAAGGTTGTGAGAATATACGTCTTGTTACAATTAATGGTAAACGTGCGGATTTTACTACTAATCCTGCTCCTTTTGAGCATGATGATGGAAATTATATACCGCTCGCCGTTTCATTCCCGATAGGAGTAAACCTTACAGAGAATGTCGTTTTTGACTTCATACGGACAATCTCCGGCAGTTTATATACATATTCGATTAACGGGTCGTATTTACATCTGAATGTCAGAAAAGGCACGCTAGGCGTCTTATTTCATGGGTTGCCAATGACACTTGACGAGATTCTTAAAATCAATGTTCCTCTTATACCTAATAATGATGTTCTTATTGATGCTCTAAAGAACTTTGTTATGATGCGTATTCTTCAACGTAATTACAGGCATCCAGTTTTAAATCTTAGAGATAGTAATCCTTATACTAATCCGGCACTTGCTTACGATAATGCTAAAATTAAAGTTCGCAATGCTTGTAATAGGCTTACTAAAGATAAACGTGATGATTGTAGTAGGTCGTTATTAAACTTCTTAAATATGAAAAATCATTATGTGAACGGCTATGAAAGTAAACGCAGGTCTTTACCCTAACGCGAATCCGTCATTAGTCAATAGTGATACTAAGTCTTATGCACTTAATGTTCTATATAACGAGGATGGTGAGACTCTTATTAATGAAAATGGATTTGAGAAACATCATGATTATTCTGATTATGGTCAGTGTATTGGCACCATTCCGATTCCCGTTGGAGTGGTGCTTTTTTTCGTTAATAGAAACGGTGCTAATCCTAGTGTGCCTGACGGAGATTACATTATATGGCATAGTGATGAAACTATTGAAGGTGATATAAAGTATTCAGATGTTATTTATAAAGCCCCTCTAGTTGATGATAGTACAGTTTTAAATTTTAGTGAAGATCGTCCTATTACTGGTGCTTATTCTTATAACAAAAATAATCATCTGATTATTACTTTTACAGAAGGTAATTCAACTGCTGCTAATGAGACTCGTTTGATGAATCTTAATACCTTTTGTGATGACTATAATCTTGCAAAAGACTATTCTGATGATACTACGACTATTTACAGTTTAGGTACTGATTTAACTAAAGAGAAACTATTGAATCTTATACCTGATGTTGAATATCCTACATTAACAGTTCAGTCTATTGATGGTGGTGGTTTACTTGCAGGCTCATATCAATTTGCTGTTGCATATAAACTTAAAACCGGAGATTATACTGATTATTCTCTGTTATCTCCTACATACTTCGCTGCACCTAAATACAATGAAAGTATTAAAGCTGGTCAGCTTACTTCTCGTAAGTTTCAAATTGATATTACTAATATAGATTCTCAGTTTGATGAATGTAAACTTGGTATTATCTATAAAGGTGAAGATGAAGAAAAAGCTTATGAGTATGAAAATATTGATATTAAAGGTAAAAATAGTACAACTGTTTATATCAGTGGTATCAATAGTTTAAATACAGTTACTCTTAATGATATTGTAATTGGTAATATTTCATATATTAAAGATCAAGCTCATACTAATTTTAATTCACAGCTTATTCGTGCTAATGTTAGTATGAATGATATTACCGGTCTTGACAAACATATCAAAGATAAAAATCTATGTACTGCTAATGGTCTTAATGGTACTGGTAATATTAAAATTAAAGAAGAATTATTTAAATCTGTTGGTGATAAAGGTGATTTTGAAAAGAAAGATCTTTCTAATGATACTTGTATCAAAGATAATGAATACTACTTCTTATATTTAGGTCTTATTGATTATAAAGGTAAACTTATTAATGTTTATCCTATTTATAATACTCAAAAGAGTAGCTATTACTTCAAGACTTCTAATTTCAATATGACCGGTAGTGATGGTGCTGTTAAACATCGTATGTTTAGATTTAAATTTGATCCTACAGATTTCTTTTCTAAACTCTTTAAAGATACTACTAAAATTGAAACTGCTGATGGTCTTGAAGAAGTTGGAGTTGTTGCTCGTAAACAAATCAAATCTTGGGTTGTTTACATGGCTCAACCTAATAGCTCTAATAGTAATTGGTGTTGTCAATCGCTTGTTGTTCGAGATTTAGCTTATTCTAATGTAGTTGGTAATAACTATAAAGGCGCTTTTGCTTCTCGTGATAGATATAGATTATATCCTCTTGAATATCTGATTGAAAAGAAGACTATGCCACAAGTTAAAGCTTATAGCGTTCGTAGTGCTTATGAACGTATGACTTGGAGGCACTGTTTTAATCGTCAAAAGAATGATACTAAAAATGAGAAAGGAGAAGGTTCTAATTTGTGGGATGAAGGTGGTGATTTGATTCAATCTGTTCTTCTTTCTGATTCACTCATTGTTAATAGTAAGCTTAACGGGCCTACTATTAAACCTGAATTTATTGCTAATAATAATTCAGCTGTTTCAAATATAGCTGCTGATTCTAGTTATAAATTTAGTAAAAATGATGGTCTCGATGATAACGCTATGTTTGATAGTAAATACTATCCAAATGAATGGAATAATAAGAGTTATCAACGTGTTACTATCACTTATGGGAATGGTGACTTACTAGATCCCGGATTTGAATATAACAAAATATGTAAAGATTATTCTGCTGCTGGTGAATGGAAAGGTGATGATAATCCAAATAGTCATGGGGATGATAGAACTGTTGCAAGATTTCAATGGTATTCTATCATTGAAAATAATCGTGCTATTATAGATTGTTATTATCATGATCGTAATGCAGATGATATATTCAAAACTATTGATGTTTATGCTCAGAATCTTTCTTGTATATCTCCTATTGTTAGAGTTGAATATTATCCTGTAACATATACCGCTACTACAAAAGCTCAATATCTCAAAGGTGATACATTTGTTGCATTTATAACTCAACGCTGTGTTGCTCCTGCTGCTGGTTTCCAACATGAAGGGGCTGGTGCTACTATTGCTAATTGTCATAGAATTATCATTAGTTATTTTATATTTAGTCGTATGAATCTTCAATGTCGTCATGATGGACTTGGAGTTAATAGTAGTGCTTATAAGATATTTGAACGTAATATTTCCAATACTGCTGAGAATGATATTGAGAAAGCTATCCGTTGGGCTCCTAAGAATAATTACTATCAAGAAGCTGATAACTTAGGTCATGTTAGTTATCCTATTGATAACTTTTGGAATACCGAGGATGGTAAGTGTTATGAGACTTCTATGAATTGGGATGGTTTTAAAGATGCTGTTATTATTAAAAAGATTGACGATATTAAAACCTTTCCTTCTCGTATTATACGTTCAGATGTTAATCCTAGTGAATCTACTGATATTGGTTGGCGCCGATATAAAGCTGATGCTTATAAAGATGTTTCAATTCAAAAGGGTGCTATCGAGAATGTTTTGTCTGATGATATTGCTTTGTATATTCAGCAACAATATACATTACTTGTAGCTGCAATTAAAGATACTCTAGGTAACAATGATGAAAATACAACTTATGTAGGTACTTCTGATTTGTTTCAACGTGAACCTAAAGAAATTATTTATAGCACTACTGGTAAAATTGGTTGTAACAATCGTTTTAGTGCTATTATTACGCATCGTGGTTATCTTGTTTGTGATGTCGAAAAAGGTGAGATTTATCTTGTTAAGAACGATCAAAGTGTAAATGAATTGTCTGATTTGGGCTTCAAAGAGTGGTTTAAAGAGCATATCTACGCTAATGCTACTAATCCATTGTCGCATAGTGGATGTTTCTTTACATACGATGAAATGCACCAAAGATTTATATTCACTAATAAGATTATAGATAAAAACGGTGCTATTGACTTGTATAAGTCTTATTCTATCTCCTACTCGTTAAAGACTAACTTATGGACGTCTTTTCACTCGTATATCGGAGATTATTCATACATTAACCGACACGGAATCTTCTATATAACTAAAGGTTCTCTTTTTAAGACTGATGCTAAGAATAAAGGTATTTACTTTGATGATGTTATTCATCCTAGTGTTGTTCAATTCATTTATGCTACCGAGCCTACTATAAGTAAACTCTTTAAGCATATTGAATGGCGTAGTCAGCTTATTAATGGTCTTATGAATAATGAAGATAATATACGTTATCTCTATAATAAAACTATTGATTGGTTGATGTTTCATACTGATGTTCAGTGTACAGGTCTTATGCCTATGAGTGTTAGTCCTATTTGGTGGGATAATGAAACTCTTAAATATAAAGCTGGTCGTTATCTTTGGAATCGTATTGAAGACTTTGTTGAAAATGATCATGGTCAATGGAATCCTAATCCTAATCTTATTAATTTTATGGATAAAGATGCTATTGACACTCTTATTGAACTTTCAGCTAAATATCAAAAGCCTTGGTATGATATTGCTAAGTTCCATAATGCTTGGACTTATATAACTATGATATATGAGAATAAGTTCTTTAGTCAAGAAGCTGATGATTATGTAGATGATATTACTAAATATCCTGATGCTACTCAACTTGATTTAAGACTTACTAATATTGAAGTTATGATTGATAAAGATACTCGTTTATAATTAGTGTTGCTCTTTAACGATCTCCAGACCCCGGTAGGGAAAGAGCTTGTGGTAAGGAGCAACACTCTGCTAATACTAGTGATATGCCTGATAAAAATAAAGCTAAACCTAAGTATAAGAGTATTCCTAAATTTAATCATAATAATGCTTCTGCTATTTATAATATAGCTCGTAAACTTGGAGCTAATGATACTTTAGCAAGAGCTATTTTAGGTGTTACTCATGTGGAAACTTATCCTGTTAGCAAATATGTTAAAGGTGATGTTTGGGATTATAAGAATCATGTTATTGAAAGAGCTTTTTCTGCTCGTCCTTATACTAGAGGTCTCTTTCATTATGATATGATGGGTTCGTCTTCTGATGAACAAAAGAAAGCTGCTAAAGCTAAAGGTGAATATCCTTTTGAGAATATCTATCGTGATGATACTACTTGGGGATATTATCAGAAGTTTCTTAAAGATAATAATCTTATTGATAGTCCCGAAGCTCAAATAGGTTTTCATCTTATTAAATATAGTGGTCTTAAGTCTACGGGTAAAGGACTTAAAGAACTAAATAAAATGTCTCTTAATGATGCTGTTAAAACTTTAGATAAAGCTCAAAAGCATAATAATGCTAATGGTTTTAAACAAGCATTAGAAAGAGCTAAAATGCTTGAGGATTGGACTCCTACTAAAGACTATTATGGTGAAGTAGATGATATTGATTCTCCTGACGTTATTGATTTTAATAAATTAAAACATGGTGGTATGATTAAAAACATTTCAACTCTTAAAGCTTACCCTCGTCGACGTAGATACGCTGGTGGAGGTGAAGTTGCATTTAGAGATAGATTCGGGGATGTTCAAGGTCATAGTTATGGAGCCGAGAAAGGTATTCAAGGAGCTTCTACAATGTCCGGTTTAAGTACGGGAGCTACTATTGGTGGTGGACTTGGAGCTGGAGTTACTGCTGCGGCAGCTGCTGGATCTTCTGCATTAGCTGGTACAACTCTTGGAGCTTGGGCAGGTCCTATCGGTATGGCGGCAGGTGCTATTATTGGTGGTATTGTTGGACTGTTTGGAGGTCGTCGTAAGAAACGTAAAGCTAAGAAAGCTGCTGAAGAAGCTGATAGGCAACGTCAGATTGTTGCAGGTAATGAACGTATTCTTCAAGATGAACTTAAATTATCCAACACTGCTCAACAAGAAGGTGCTCTTGATATATATGGTGACTCTAATATCACAGGTGTTACTGGTTATCAAGATGATGCTAGCTTCGGTGATGACTTAGTTCAACCTATTGTTCAAGGTACTCCGTTTGGTAATGTTGATCCTAGTTCTGCTTTTGGTAGAATTGCCGTTCGTTGTGGTGGAAGACTTAAACGTAAACGTTGTGGTGGCAAAGCTAAACGTTATGCCGATGGTGGTATGATTGAAGAAACATCTTCTAATACCGCAGAAGTTAATGGTCCTTCTCATGAACAAGGTGGTGTTCCTTATGGACCTAATGCGGAAGTAGAAGGTGGTGAAGCTCTTATGACTGATGCAGATAATGCTTATGTATTCTCTGATACTTTAAAGTATAATGGAATTACATTTGCTGATCTTGCTAAACCTCTTATGAAACATAAAGGTTATCTTGAAAGTTCTCTTCCAGTTAAATCTATGATGCTTGGTAGAATGCTTTCTCTAACTGACCGTAGTACGTATGCAATTGATCGTAATACTAATGGTCGTAATGCTGAGAAAGTTAATGCTGATCTTCAAAGAACTAATGCGCAAATTGCTGCAATTCAAAATGAACTCGTACAACTCTATAATCTTCAAGAAAGTATGAAAGCTGAATCCAGTATGGAAGCTGAACCTATTGAAGCTCGTTGTGGAGGTAAAATTAGAAAGTATTATGATGGTGGTCAAATTGTTGATATTTCTGTTCCTATTTATGGTACTCAACGGAATAGTGGGGGTTCTACTACGGGACAAGAAGTAATTTTTACATCTAATGATAAAACTCAAATTCAAAATCCTTTAACTACTATTCAACAAGATTTGCGTTGTGGTGGTAGAACTCGCAAATATGCTGGTGGTGGTTTTATAAGTCCGGGATTTGTTTCTGAAGTTGGTGGTAATCTTATTGGTGGTATAAGTCATCTTATCACTAATAAAGGTTTAATTGATCGTATAGAAAGTATGCGAGTTCCTGAGACTCCTCTTATGGATCGTGTAGAACTAGAAACTGATATAAATACTGACGCTGAAATTGGAGATATTAATAATACTGTTCGTAGTCTTGAAAAATATATTACAAGTAACAGTTCTAATTCTCAAATTGCTCGTCAGTCTATATTGCTTGCTAGAACTCAAGGTTCTCGTATGCGTAGTAGAGTTAAACAAGATGAACATAATAAAGAAGTTGAGCTTCGTAATCGTTCTCGTATGGCTAACGCTGAAATTGCTGCTAGAAATAGTCAAATTAGAGCTGAGAATGAAGTTAATAAGTTTAATCATCAAATGGAGATTGTTCAACGTAGAAGTCAACAAGGAGCTGCTATTGGCGATATGATTGCTAGTTTAGGACGCTCTATTGGTACTGCTTATCAATCTAAATTTGATATGAAGAACTTACAAACTGCTAATCTTATTAGTGTTCTTAAAGATGATAAATCTAGGGATTATATTTTTGATAATATGCCTAAAAATACTCTTATGCGAATGTTTGGAATCAGTAGTCTTAAAGATCTTAAAAAGATTCAAGGAGGTTCTACTGTTCCTAAACGTTCACTTCGTACTAAACGTTTAAACAGAAGAGGTTCTGTTGTTCCTGATGCTGTTACTATGCCGAATTACTATTATAATTTTGCATAATGTTATACGTTTTATACATATTGACTTAAATCCTACACCCTCTATCGTTAATTCGGTAGAGGGTATTGTTGTTTATAATAACTTACATGATATGGCAGTTAGACTAAAATATGCTGATCTTACTTATGTCAAGCAACCTGATGCTAGACCTCTGGACTTGACGTCATTTAGAGAAGCTGGTGCAGCTATAACGGCTGCTGCTGATAATCTGCAAGAACGTGCTATTCGCAATGAAAACGCATATAATGAAATGGCTATTAAGATGTCTGAATATAATGCGATTCAAGGTGTAGATGAAGAAGCTCTTGCAGGTAAAATTAATGAAACTCAAGAACACATTAAAGCTAAAGTTGATGAAGATGGAGGTTGGTTCTTTGCTGATACAGCTGTTAGCGATGGTGCTCGTAAGTTTCTTACCGATGAAGGTGTTAAAACAATTCTAAGTAATAAAGCTCAATTTGATGCTATTATGCAACAGAATGAAGCTAGTGATGCTCCTGAAGAATATAAAGCTGCAAATAGAGCTATGATTCTTGAGAAGTTTAATAAAGCCGGCGGTAGTCTTGGCGGTAACGGTAAACAATCAATTACTGCTTTTGGTACTGCTCTCGGTAAAGGTCACGATCGTTCTATATATCAAAAAGAGCTTCTTGAAATGATGAAAGCATGGAAAGCTGATAAGCGTTCTGTATTTAATGCTGAATTTATTAAAGATGCTACTGATTTGATGAACATTCCCGGTACATCTGAACAAGTACAAGCTACTGTTCAAAAGATTATTGCTGATAGAGGTGGTAATCTTTCCGGTGTTCTTACTCGTGATAGTACAATTGAATCTGTAACAGAAGATGAGATTCGCGAGGTATTCACTGCTGTTCTATCAGCTAAACCTGAATTTAGAACAGCTATGGCTAAAGAAGCTGAAATTGATAAGTGGCTTAATAGTAAACAAGGTGGTACTAATAGTTCACTTGTAACTAACACTCTTAAACAATATGTTGCTACTGACTCTAAGATGCAACAAAGTATGTTATCATCTTCTGATTTTACTAAGCTAACTAAAAAGCAACAAGCTATTGCTTTACAAGATCCTGCTGTTATTCAAAAGTATATTGATCAAGGTATGGCAAATAGTATGAGTGCTTTGCAGCAACAACCTAATGAATCTGATGAAGCTTATCAAACTCGTATGGGTGCTACTTATAATAAAATCTATATAGAACAAAATATAAGCTCATTATTGAATATGGCTAAGATTGGTGCTTATACTGCTGTTGAAAGTAAGACTGATGTTAAGTGGTTTGATAATCTTCTTATTGATTCTCTTAAAGCTAAAAGAGAACAACTTGAAAAGATTAAAGGTCAAATGACTGAATCTATTGGTTTTACTAGAGCTAATCTTCCGGGTAATGCTATGATTGCCGTAGTAGATGCAAATATTAAAACTGCTACAGAAGCTTTAGATAATGCCAAGGCTACTATGGCTAAATATGAAGATGCAGAAGATGATCAATCTCGTTATCTTTATCAACAAGCTGAAAAGTCTTACATTGATGCTCAAAACATTATTCAACAAAATAATGCTATTTATGATTCAATGTTTAGACAACTTGATGGTAATAATCCTGATCATAGTGAAGTTATTGAAGATACTAAAGCTGAACTTTTAAGTTATTACCGAGGAGATAATAAAGATGAACTTGCAGCTGCTATTAAAAGTCTTAAACGTCCAGAAGATATAATTAATACTTTCTTACGATACGGTGAAGGTGCTGAATTAAAAGACTTTAGAGCTAGCTTATCTTATACTGGATTTATAGATAAAGGTAAAGTTGATAAAAGTAATCTTACTAGATACTTTTTAACTGCTGCAAATAATGTAGGTATTAAACCTCAAACAACACCTATCACTTTATTTACTCCTATTAGTAATAATAAAGCTGCATTTAGTAATGCTCTCGATGGTGTTGCTAGACTTCTTGAAGATAACGCTGGTATTTGGAATTTTGCTACCGCAAGTCTTGGTGATGATCCTGAGAATGCTAAGTTCCTAGAAAAGGTTATTGGTATGCCTTTGACTTCTAGTGAAGATTTTAAAGATATATTTAGTTCTCGTAAGAGTGGTTCTGGTAATAATGCTGTATATCAGATGTCAGCTAGAAATCTATCTATCGGTTCTGATGCTACAGGTCGTTTATATTTGAAAGTTACTATACCGGCTCAAGGTGATAATCAAGTTCCTAGAGAAGCTATATTATATACTGACGATGATGGTGCTAATATGGCTCTTAGAGACGCTATGAGAAAAGGTGCTCAATGTTCATACAATCAAGCTATGACTAATCCTTATGATGCTTATCAAAGGCAAACTGCTAATGAAATTATGGCATTTAGTGGAAATGTTGAACAGCTTGGTGCAGATCTTTCTCGTATTACTAATCCTCAAGAACGTTCTCTAAATAGATTTAATACTATTGGAGATCAAATGGTAAGTAATGTATCTCAAGCTCTTGATGTTATTACTAACGATACCAACATTGATCCTCGTGGTAACTATTATCCTATAACATCTGGTGATTTTAAATATAATATTACTAAGCATCCTAGTGGTACTTATAGTGTTAATGTTCAAAAATATAATCCAGCTTTGAATCGTTACGTTAATATTGAATACGCTAAAGGTTCTTTAAATTATTCTTTTGTTGATAATGTTTCTTTACGTAATAATTTACCTGCATTGATATACAAACTTAATCATGGTAATGAACTTAAAGAAAACTTCATTCCTACTCAATATCTTACTCCTCAGCAAAAGAGTGCTTATGATGTTTCTTATTGGTCTAATGATCCTCTTATGTTAAGATAATATGCCTAACGATAAAACGTATGAAGCTATACCTCTATTTAGAGAGGATGGTAAGATTCAATATAATGGTGAAGTTAAACCTATATTTGATCAAATAGGTTCTCAATCACCAGATAATCGTATGGATAATGACGAATATCTGAATCTTACTAAAAAGCATAACGGTAGTATAGGTATTACTCCTAGTAACTATCGTAATTATGTAGAGAGTCGTGCGAGAAATCAATCTACTTTGGATCGTATTGGTAACTCTCTTGTTCAAACTGTTGGAGAAATAATTGGAGGTACAATAGAAAGTGCGGGTTCATTGCTCGCACTTCCTGCTAAACTTGTCGGAAGTGATGAAGCTTATACTCGTAACTTCTTAGAACGAATTGGTAATTCTATTAATGAAGGTACTAGAGAAGCATTTCCTATTTATATGACTGAACAAGCTCAACATGGTAGTTTGTTAGATCGTATGGGTGGAGATGGTTATTGGGCGTCTATAATTCCCTCTATATTAGGTAGTGCTGCTAGCATAATGCTACCTGCTCGTGGTGCTTCTCTATTACTTGGAAAAGCTTTTAGAGGTGCTGTGAATCTCGGAAGTAAATCTAAATACGTTAAAGATGTATTTGGTATTGCTAATGAAATGCAGAAAGCAAAAGCTCTAAGTGGTGCTAGTAAAATTGCTGATGTTTATGGTTCTGCTGTAATTAGTAGAGTACTTGATTCTTCACGTGAAGCTTATGGTACTTATGAACAAGAACGTGAATGGTTTCTTAATAATTATAAGAACTATGTTGAACGTGATGAAAATGGTAATGCTATTCTTAAAGCTCCGGGATTAGAAGAAGTTCCTTTAAATGATACTAATATCGAAAGTATTGCTGATAGATATGCAGATAATGCAGCTTCTAAAGGTTATTGGAGATCTATGTCTAATATAGCTTATGACGTAGTTGAATGGATGAATATCTTAGGTACTGCTAAAACTCTTACTAAAGCTACTAGAGATAACATTCGTAAAGCTATGGCGACGGGCGATAAATTTGCTATAGTTCGTACATTAAATGCTATACCCAATGCTGATAGAGGTCAAATTCTTAGAGCTATTGGCGGTTTTGCTGGAGGTTCTCTTGCTGAAATGGCAGATGAAATGACTATGAGTATTGCAATGCAAGAAGGTACTCATGCCGCTCGTAAAGATTTTGGTTTACTTTCTGATACTGATGCTCTTACTGATTTTAGCATGAGAGCTAGTAGTTATCTTAAAGATCCTGATATTTGGACTGAGGGTATTGGAGGTCTTTTGGGTGGTGCTGGTATGCAAGCTATAATGCCATTTATTGAAACTAAGATTAATAAACGTGGTATTGAAAGAGAACATGAATATCTTAAAGGTATCGAGCGTGCTACAGAAGCTATGCGTTCAGGTCTTGACGGTATTGTTGAATCTCTTGCGGAAGGTGATATTGTTGGTGCTAAACTGAAAGAACAAGAAGCTATTCTTAATCAAGTTGCAGCTAATAGTCTTGATGGTTCACTTGAGTTCTATAAAGAGATGCTTAGAAATATGAGTGCTTCTCTTAAAGAAATTCAATCTATTAAATATAGAAAAGATAGAGGTGAAGCTATTAGTGCCGAAGAACAAATTGCACTTGATAAAGGTGAATCTTTACTTGCAAATGCTGATTATTTTGAACAGACTCTTAACAAGATTGAAGCTGTTGAAGATATTTATAATAAGCATTTTGATGCAGTCAATGGTACTACTGATAAAAATCTCTATGAATATCAACGTCGTATTGCTACTCTTGAAGCTCAAAAAAGACTTAATGAACTAGAACTCGAAGCTATTACAGCTAATCCTGCTGAATATCAAAAGCGTGCTGCTGAATCTAAAGAGTATCTTAGTAATTATGTTGATTCTAAATATACAGACAATAATATTCGTATAGCTAAGAAAGCTGATATAAATACTTATGCTGAAAATAATGCAACTCTTGAAGATGCTAAAGCTGCATTAAGTGTTTACGATAAAATGATTGCTAGTCTTAAGAAACAAATAAGTGAACTTGAAAATGCAATCACTAATGCTCCTAAAGATGCTACTGCTGAACAATTATTAGGTCTTAAAATAGCTCTTAAAGGTGCTAATAGTAAACTTGAATCTTACAATAAAACTCTTAGTGATATTAGTAATATTCGAGATACAGCGACTAAAAACATTGAAGCTCTTAATTTAAATAAGGATGATAAAGAAGCTGCTCAACAAGCTAGAACTCTTTTATCTAATCTTACTAATCCAGAAGAAGCTAAACGATTCTATGAAAATAGAAGAACTGCTATTGATGCTGAACTTGATTATTATCGTAATGGTAATGGATTTGAAGATATTAAAGATCAAATCAAATTATATGAAGATGAAATCAAAGCCTCTACTGATAAAGATCTAACTGATGAACTTAATACGTATCAAACTTCTGAAGCTTTACAAGCGGATGAATCAAAGTTCTCTGATTCAGACACAAGAAAAGCCGCATATAATGCCCGTCTTGCTAGACTGCAAAAACAAGAATCTGATACTAAAGCCGCTAATGCTCGTAGAGAAGCTGCACTCAAAGCAGAACAAGAACGTCAAGCGAGACAACAAGAAGAACGTGATGCGCTTGCAACAGAAGAAGATTCAAATGCTGCACCGATAGGTAGTGGTACATTCGGTAGATCTTATAGAGAATTTGAAGGTATTAAACCTTTATCCAATGAAGCTTCTAGTCTCTATAACGCTCTTATATCTGAATCTCAAGTTACAGATTCACCTCTTGCTAACGTTATTGAGAATAGACGTAAAAGCAAATCTCTTACTTCTAAAGATGCAATGCTTCTTGAAGAAATTAAAGAATTCAATGATGCTACTAATAGAGCTTTAGATAATTCATTTGATACTCTTACGACTACAAATCTTAAATGGATTGTTACTCGTATTGCTGCTAAATACTCTATATTCGATAATATATTCTTTGGTCGTAGATTTAATTGGATTGACACTGTTACTAAAACAGAAGTTGAATATGCACCTAGCATAAATAACGGTGATCTTAGTGCTGAACTTAATAGTTATTTGTGGCATCTTAGTCGTTATACTGCTCAAGTTCTTGAACAAAGCGGTAGACCTCTGCCTAGTTTCTTAGCTGATGTTCACTTCGGTTTAAGTGAGACTACAAAGAGTGATATTAATGCTCTTACTAACAAAATTATACAGGAAGCTAAGAGTATGCAAACTAAATTTGATATTATCAATAATACTATAGAAGATAACTTAGGTCGTAAGAATCCTAAATATGCTCTATATGTATCTATTGGTGGTGTTGAATATAGAGTGCTTAATACTCCGAATCCTCGTAAAGATGTTGGTATTGTTATTGAAGGTTTTGAGAATCAACTTAATCGTTATGTGCTTACTCCTGCTAATATGGCAACTCCTAACGATGATTATATTCTCATTGCTAGACAAGTACAAAGCTCCGCTCCTGACCAGTCCTTGTCTCCTACCGGGGGCTACAAAGCTCAACAGAGTTCCACTGATGAAACTATCGCTCCTAAAACTGAGGTTACAGAGATCGTTTCTAGTGCTAATGGTATTACTACTGAATTTGTAAGTGATGAAAGTTCTACTAATACCGATGATGCGCCAATCGAGTTTGTAACGGCTTCAAATCAGCCCCTTATAGACTTCAAAATTGAGGGCATTGATACTAAATCCATGTTCGAATTTTTAACGTCTCTAATGAGCCAAGAGGGGGTAAATTTGGCACTATTCGACACGGATTTGATAAACGCCTTAGTGCTGATTCCGAAGTTGCTTAGAAACACTAAAGTTGGTAGTAAGTATGCTTCTGATGCTTATATTAAAGCTCTAATGAATAAGTACTTTACAGACGCTAAACTTACTGGTGTTGAAACTAAGATTATTGAAACTGCTAAGAAAGTCGCAGCTGCTATTAGTATTAACATTGATGAAGGTGGAAATTCAATTCGACTGAATACTGCTGAAAATTGTCGTAATGCTATCAATGCTCTTGATAATCTTAAGAGTTTATATAAAGATGAATCTAAATGGCAGTCAGATATGCAATCTCTTACGGATGCTCTGAATACTGTTTATGAATCTGATCTTGTTGCTAAGTTTGCACAAGTTCTTACTCAATCTACAGATTATAATTCTGATGCTATAGCTATACGTCTTGATGAAACTCTTCATAACAAATTTGCTATGATTGCTCAAGACTTAGGTGGTATCTTTGTTGATAATCTTAATCTCTTTAGTACACTTGTTGCTTTTATTAGTGATAGAAGTGGTTTTAGAATTAATAAGATTAACTATTATGATCTTGTTAATGGTATGCGTGAATATCGTGGTGATAACTATAAAGAACTCATACCTGAAATCATGTCTATTATGAATATCACTAATTATCTTCATAATGAATTTAAGAATAGACGTGATTATTATAGTGCTAGATTTGCAGTAACTAAAGATGCTACTTATAAAGAGCTTTATAATAATTATAATTTCTTTTATGATCTTATAGATATTGCACCTACTAACGGTTTACCTTTAACAGAAGCTCAAGTTCTTGATTTTATTAATCGTACACCTGAGATTAAAGGTAGAACATATCATGAAGGTCTTGATATTAACTTTAGTCCTAACGGTGCTCCAGAGAATATTCTAGGTAATAGTATTGCTACTAATTTAGGTATCTATGAGTTACTTGATGGTATTAAAGAAGGTGATGAGGTTACTGTAGTTCAAACTGATTTAGAAGAGAATCCTAATAGAGCTTCTTATGATGTTGTAATGAATCATAATGGTAAAGAGTATAAATTAGGTTCTATTCCTAAACTCGAAACTATTACAAATGGTATAGCGTATACAATTCAAGGTGCGAATGGTGTGTATTATCCACGTAAATTTGCATTTACTGATGATATGGCTAAAACATTTGCTGAATATCAAAGAGAGCTATTTAGATTCATGTATCATTACGATATTGCTTTTAATCCTCGTAATAATATATCTGCTAAAGATAGAGAGAACTCTGAACGTAATATAGATATTATCTTTGATCAGTTTAGAAAAGATCGCTTTAAGAAGCTAATGGATACTCTTAAAGAACTTGTGTATTCTAATCTTACATCTAAACAGATTAAAGATATTATGGATAGTCAGATAATGATTGGGGTTGTTGATTCTGAATATACAGGTGATACTGACGGTGAAATCTCTATTGATAATGTAGCTCTTTCATTTAATCAAATATATCAAATTTGTACTGATTTATTTCCTGCTTCTAGAATTAATCATTCAAATATGGATAGTATTATGAATGCTACGGCTATTACGAAACATTTCAATGACGCTGTTAATCGTCATGAAATGATCTTCCGTAATAATCAAGCTATTCGTAATGATATTCGCTTTACAGGTTCTAATACTTTTAGAATAAGTCATATTAGTGCTGGTAGAATACTAATTAATGATGAAGCTCGCAACGAAGATCATGAAGCTAAACATGGATTACCTATTATGCATCATCGTAATTCTTTATTAGATTCTATTAAGCCTACTAAAGATGTTCTTGATTCTAAAGGTAAACCTAGAGTTCAAATACTAGCTATTGATGAGAATGGTATTGGTAGAGATCCTAAAACTGGTGGTATTGTTCAGAATATAGATAAGTTTGCAACACCTCATGTAGCTGATACTTTTATTGGTAATAGACGTCATGAAGTTGTTGTTATACCTCAAACTGATTCACTCAATACTGTATTTCCTATATATCCTAATACTATTATGGGTTCTATCACTGATGAAACAGAAGAGGCTCGTATTAGTAAATTAGGTAAATATACAAAATATATTGGTGATGCTATTAAAGAAATTCTTGCTCTTAATACTGGTAATATAACCGAAGCTAGACTTGATATTTCTAATAGACTTCAAAATATTATTATATGTAATGAACGTAGTAGTGCTGTTCAAGATGATATTTATTTTCAATCTGGTAACAATGGCGACGGTAGTAAACGTTATGTAATGCTCAAAGCTGTTCTTGGTGATGGTAAAGGTAAAGAAGCTTATCATAAGTTTATTCAAACTACTATTGATGGACGCGACGCTGTTATTCATTATACTTCTAGTAATAAGCTTGATGTTGCTAACTATAATGGTGCTTTAAATCATCCTAGTTATCCGCATACTGTTTATTACTTAGATACTCCTGCTGATGTTCAAAAGTTTAATAATAAACTTAATAGTATAATTCCTAATCTAGTTCGTCAATTCGGTCTTAAAGATGGAGTTGCTGTAGCTAAAGATTCTACTGGTAGTTCTTATACTACTGGATATACAGATCCGGTTACAGGCGAACGTTATGAAGATATATATGACTATTATATGGCAACTAATGCTAGATATTCAGATGTAGCTTCAGTTAAAGATAGATATGGAAATGTTGTAAGTAATGTTACTATTGCTGGAAATGCTCCTATTAAGTTTTCTATTGCAACAAAGGCATTTGATACTAAAACTGATGTTCCTCAGCGTTTCTATGATCCCGTTGAATTGCTTAAAACAGTTCAAGATGCTGATCGTTATAAAGAGGATTGGTCTAGTATCTCTAAACTTGCTAATATACTTGAATATGAAGCTGGTATTAATCCGATTTATATTAAGCATAATGTAAGTGAAGCTAAGATTAATACTGAAAGCGAAGGTTATACTGATCCTGTTAAGATTGCTGATGATGGTTTTTATCGTAATCAATTTAGGATTGATATTAACTATAATTATGATCATGCTAATCGTAAGGAACATCAAGGTTATTTAACTCGTACTCTAGCTCATGAGATGATTCATACTTATATTATGAAATTCTTTAATGCTACTAATCGAGATATTAATAACCCTGAATTACTTGCTAAACGTGAAGCTCTTATTGATTATAATAATAAAGAATGGCAAGAATGGTTTGCTGATTTTAATCAAGCTGTTATAAATGCTCGTGCTGAACTTGCAGGTAAAACTGATTTAAATGATCGTGAGAGATTCTTAAAGGATATGCTTAGTGATAAAGGTATTGCTAATAGATTTATTGAAATTGTTAGTCAAGAAATCTCTAGTATATCTGAATCTATTGATACTAAACTTAAAGATCGTGCTAAGGGTGCTAAGAATGTTATTAATGGTAAAGATGCTATCTCTGAAATTGTGACGTATGCTTTAACTGATCCTCGTATCTTTAGACTTCTTAATGAACTTCATTCTACTACTAAACGCGTTGAAGGTTCTGAGAATCTTGAAACTCCTACATTTTGGGAGAAGTTTAAACGAGTTCTTCTTAATATATTTGAGAAGATCTTTGGTTTCAAGGATACTGAAGTTAAAACTGATTCTCTTATGGAACGTTTTAATGATGTTCTTAATAGAATCTATAATAAAGACTTTAGAGATATGGAACCTGATGGTATTACTTATGGTATTCGGACGAACTCTCCAGCCCCCGGTAGAGAAGGGGCTGTGGAAGGGAGCGGAACGTCTGCTACATCTATTGTTGAATCTACGACTACAGAAGTTCAAAATGCTGTTAATACAGCTGCGAATGGTGATGCAAATGCTACAGCTGAATCTCCTACGCAAACTACTCCTCGTCGCAGGGCTAGACTTGGTACTAGTTCCAGTAGTAATATCAAAGCCGCACAAGTTCTCGAAGCTGTAAAATATTTACATGATTCGGTTGATAGCTTGAATAAAAATAGTAACTTAGATGAAACTAATAAACGTATTTGTTAAACGTATAAAACTTCTACTATGGGTTTAGATTGTAATATTATCCCTCAGATTAAAGTTGGTGATAGCTATACTGATAGTAAGTGTTTTCAAGATCTATGGGATAGGGCTAAAAAGCTCTATCCTAATGATCCTGTTAAAGCACGTGCTGTTGCTAAAGCTGATTACGATGCTCTTAAATCTGCTTCGTTTACATCCGAGTATGGGGACTGGGTTTTGCTTCGTGCCGTCCAAAATGCAGGACTGACAGACGCTCAATTTGCCACTTTTCAGAGCGTCTATGGCAATAATATAGAACGCTTGACTAAAAGTATTACCGTACCATTAAACGAGCAGGGAGAGCCGGAAATAAGGTCATTTCATAAATACACTGCTGCTAAGAAAGCACAAGTTCTATATGATAATGATTATCCTTTTATTGCTGATAGTGAGCAAATGTATTTAAATCGTATCTTTGCTGCTATTGCTTTTAGACTTGAACCTCAATTCAAGAATCTTACTTATAAAGATTTTAAGAATGGTGTTACAATTCGTTCTTTAATTGCTACTGTATTGCGTCAGTATGCTCAAAATGATAATCCTGACGTTGGTTATTTAGGATTTGCAGCTCAATATAATAATCGTCTTGATGAACTTGAAGCTGCTGGAGTTGCTGATGAAATTATAGATAACGATCCTCTTCTTATCAGTTATGAAAGTAAGATGAATAATCTTCTTAGACTTGCAGATCAACTTGATAATCTTGATGATCAAGGTATTTGGCAGAGTTTTATTAATTATTATAAAGCCGAATTTATGGCTGATATTAATGATTTCGATGTTGAAGATCACATGACTATGGGAGAGATTAATGGTGCTTCCATGACTGATGAGCAAAATATCAACAAGTCTTGGAATAGTTCTCTTCAATTTAAAGTTGATCGTAAGAATACTGCTTCTTCTCGATTCAAACGTATGCTTACAGAAATGATTTATAATAATCAAAGTAATCTGTTTGCTACACTTGAAGATTCTCAATTTAATGGTACTGCTTCGTATTATAATAAATATGGTTTAGCAATGCCATTCGATATTAACGTTCTTTGGAACTCTTTGATTGATGCTACTCGTTACGCAGCTAATAAAGAAGAGCTTATAAATAGTCTTAAAGTTACTTCTGAATCTGTTTATAATGGTCAACTTCAACCTATTATTGATCAAATTGAGATTCTTCCAAATGATGATGCTAGTACTATTGAACGCAAAGAAATATTCTACAATATGTACATGGCATCTGTTGATATGGCTACAACTGTTGTTACTCAAAGTGAAACTATGAGTTACAATATGTCAGAAAATGATTATAATCTTGCTTATTCTGTTAAAGAAAGTAATCGTCAATCGTTTGCTACTACTAATATTTACAATCAATATCGTAGTATTCTTAGTAATAAATTTCAATATGTTGGTAGTCGTGCTGCTGTTCAATATGATATTAATGCTATATATAAAACCGGTAAATCTATTACTGATAAAGTAAATACCTTATTGTATAAATCTAACAATGTTGGTATCAATTGGTCTCCTAATACTATATTTAATTATTTATCTATTAAATTTAGTGTTCCTTTTGATGTAATTAAAGCTTTATATCATGACGGAAATGATGATAATAAAGTTAATAAACTTGTATATCAAAAAATTGAGACTGAACTTGTCAATATTGATGGTGTATTCGATAAGATTCTTAATCAAATCAAAGCTAATGTTACTGATAAGCAAAGTGAAAAAGCTAAAGATCGTCAATCACGTAGAATCAAAAGATTGTTTTATGAAGGCTTCAAAGCAGGAGATGAAATTGATTCTGTTGTGGATGATATGCGTGGTCGTATTAATATTCTTGCAACTGTAGGTGGTTGTGATCCGGCTATTAAAGTTGATTTGTCTTACATTAATGTTCAAGGTGAACAAGAATATACTCCTGAGTTCTATAATCATATTACGTCAATGCTTCAAGGTATTGTTAATCGTATTGGTGAAGTTAATGTAGAACTCATGAAATATCGTTTCAATGATTTCTTAAAATCTAAAGGTACTAAATATCATCCTCTTATTTGGAATCTTGGTAATGGTATGGGTGGTGATGGTAAAGGTTTCTTTAATTTTAGAAAAGATGAAAATGGTAACGCTATACTTGACGAAAATGGTTATCGTATTCTTGATGCTGTAAATCCTGTTAATGTTGAAGCTGTTAAAGCTTTTCAATATGCTAGATTCAATGGTATGTCTAATCGTGATCAAGGTATTGGAACTCCTTATGTTGATATGCATGATTACATTTGGACACGTGATGTTATTCTTCGTCAATTCCAAGGTCGTTATTCATTACCTTCTGCTGATGCTTCTCGTATATATGAGTTTGTAACTGGAAATACTCTCACTGAACCTAATGCTACTAAAAGAAGTCTTCCGTTTAAACTTATAAATACTGATGGTACTTTCGTTAATTATCGAATAGCTCGTACTAACGATCTTGAATCTAATTATCTATTTCAACGTGTGAAAGATACTTTCCGTACTGAAATGGAAATGATGCTTGAAGCTAGACGTCTGCTATTTGATTATGATGCTAATACTCAAACTCTTTCTATTAAGAAAGAATTTCTTAGACCTGAAGATGATGTTCGTCAAGAATTTAATTCTTTAGATTCAGATGAACGTAGTAGAATGATTAGTGATCATAATGGTGATGCAGAAGCTGCCTTTAGAGATTTCTATGAAAGTCGTGCTTTTGATAAAGATATATTTGAAGGTCTTCAAGCTCCTATATTTTGGGATGGTAAAGCTCTTCTTAAAAACGGTAAGCCTACAGGTAACATCTTTAAGTTTGGTAATCTTAATTTTAGATATACTGATGCTAACGGTAATACTACTGTAAGAAGCATTATAGATTATATCGAAGATGCTTTTAATGAGCTTCATCCTAATGCCGCAAGTTCATTCGGTAAATTCGAACCATTTATGATTTGTGGTGAAGATTTCAATACTGCTTACGGTGATGTTATTGATAATGCTTATATGCGAATGTTTGTTGATAGAATCAATAGTCATCTTCAAGATGCTTTTGATTATTTAGCTCCTGTTAGAGATAATATTCAATCGACTCTTACATATAAGAATCAGCTTAAAGCTCTTGATGAAAAGCTTCCTGAAGATTATAAAAATGATCGTTATTGGGGATATGTTGTTTCTAATCTTCTTTGTAATCATTATGTTGCTGATATAGCTATTCAAGAGATATTTACAGGTTATACTTTTGAATTTAAGAATGCTCTTGATTGGGCTAAGCGTGCATCTCAAGGTGTAAGACCGGGTTCTACTACTCGTTCTAATACTACATATACACAGATTGTTGCATCTGATGTTAATCTTAAAGATAATATGTTACAGAAGATGCTTGAACCATTTGCAAATGATAAAGCTACTTCTAATGAACTTAATAGACGCTTTGGTTCTAAGACTATTACAACAGCTGATGCTTTTAATGTTATTACACAAGATGAGTGTATTAGACGTTTCAAAGCTATGGGTGATTATAATAGTTTTACTTTACCTTCTGGTAGAACTTTAGCTGATATTATTGCTGATGAGGATACACCTATTAGTCCTAGTGATTATGCACGTATTGTTGAACAGTTAAAGTATTACTTCTATAAACGTGGTAAGTCTACGCTTAATAATAGATTTAATACTGATATTGTATTCTCGCATCAAGATAAGAATAGTACTCTTGTTATATTTAAACGTATGTATAAAGGTACTAGTTATGAAACTCTTTATGATTGGATGAAACAAGAAGGTATTGATTCTATTAACTTTGAATCTGGTCATAAAGTTGGTGGTATGCCTAAAGTTCAACTCTTTGATATATCTAGAGATATTGCAGTTGATTCTAAAGGTTTCCCTATTTTAGATGCAAATGGTAAATACACTTATACTAATGGTATAAAAGCTACTCTTAATATTCAGTATAATGAAGCTACCAAACGTCTTGAATTAAAAGGTTATCCTAAAGGTGTTGAAGATTTTAAACACACTCTTAGTCATAGTAATCTCTATATTCAACAACAAGTTCCTTCACATCTTATGGATGAAGAGAATAAGATTGGTACTCAACTTCAAAAGCGTATTCTTGATAACCTTGTATTTAATGGAGATTATACTATAGGTAGTACTGTTCGTAAAGGTAAAACTGGAGATTATTCTTATGATGGTTCAGGAGCTTTTGAGTATTATCAGATGTTACTTTCTGCTAACGCAAATGATGAGATGTATCGTTTGTTGGCTGATTGGGGTGCTATTACTAATGACGGTAATATTAAATATACTTCAATTGAAATTGACGGTGGTCTCAGAAATGTTATCGGTGTTGATCTTGATTTAGTTCTTGCAGATCTTCGTAGATATTTTAATGAAACTGAAATTGATAGAAATTTCATAAAAGCTACTGTTGTTGTTAATGGTAAACCTTTTATACCTTTTTATCATCCTACGATTAAGAGTCGTATTGAATCAGTTCTATTAGCTCGTATTACACGTCGTGTTACTAATCTTAAACTTAAAGGTGCTCACGTTACTATTCAACCTGATACTTTCTTACAACCCGCTGCTGTTACGTTGGACAAAAAAGGGATTGTTGAAGGGACTCAAGCTAATGTTCAACGTATGTATCTTGAAGGTCAAATTAAGTTCTCTGATGATTATTGGCAATCTCGGGCTGAACTTAATGAAGATGGTACGATTAAAAGAGATGCTAACGGTACGCCTATAATTAAGAAAAATGCTGACTTTAAACTTCAAAGTGAATATTGGGAAACTAAAACTGATGGTACTAAAGTCTTTCATCCTGCTGAGATTATACTTAATAATTGGGATTCTCGATTTAAATTAGATGCTAATGGTAATCTTGATTTGAATAGTGTTCCAGAGAATCTTAGAACGATGTTTGGTATTCGTATTCCTACTGAAGGTCATCAATCTATGTTTATCGCTAAAGTTGTAGGAGTTCTGAATAATGGTGCTAGTCAAGCTATAGTTCCTGAACATCTTGTTACTCGTACTGGTTGGGACTACGATATTGATAGTATCTACTTATCTATGAAAGAATTTGACGTTATTGATGGACAATATGTTGAATATACTAAAAATGATAGTGATACTTATAAACGTCAATCTTTAGAATACGTTTCTGATGTTTACTTTAGTAAAACTAAAGATGCACTTAAAAATGCATATCTGAAAGAAAAGATTCCATTGATTAATGAACTTGCAGATATTAATGCTAAAATCAATGCACAAGCTAGTATTGATGATTCTGTTATAAGACGTTTGAAGCAAGAATATAAGAATCTACAGCAACAACGCTTCTATTCAAAGAACGTATCCGAGCGTAATGCGCTTGCTAAAGCTATGGAATTAAAGTCTGCCGAGATTGAAGCTTATAATGCTGCAAATATGAATCCGGCTATATCTGATGTAGAACTTAAAGCATTATATGATACTAAAGCTAGTATTTACTCTAAACTTAAAAAAGCTAAGAGTGATTATGATGCTAAATACGAGAAATTCATTAAAGAAACTGTTACTCCAAAATGGAATAGTCTTAATGAATATCGTCGTATGCCTAGAGCTGCTAAGGATAATGCTATAATTGATACTTGGATTGGTATTCACTCTGATATTAAGAATACTCTTAATAAAGAGAAGCCTAATGAGTTTGATCATAGTAAAGCTGCTGCTGCTTATATAAATAGAATTGCTGGTTATGATAACTCTATGATGAATCAGCATTTCCTTATTGATCAGATTAAGATTCGTAATATTAATAATAATATTGCAGTTCTTAAAGGTCAATCTATTGCGGCAGATAATGCTCTATCTATAATGGGATTTACACAGACTATGTTGTCTGATGAATTTGCTATTCCTATTAGACTTAATTTCAGTGATATTAAAGGTTATAGTGAAGATATTCCTAATAAAGCTGAATGGGCTAAAAAACAGATTCTTAAATGCTTTAAAGATGAAAGATTATCTAATGGTGAACATAGTGTTCAAGTAGATGTAGCTTCTAATAGCGTTACAGTTTGGTGTCGTTCTCTTTATAATAATGATTATGGTACTTGGACTGATATAAATGGTGAGCCTATATCTGCACAGCGTTCTGAATTAACATCTCATATTCTTGATGCTGTTAAAGATAATCTTTGGTTTAATATGAATACATATACTATTGGTAATACCGCTTTACTTGCTTCATTCCCTATAAGTTGGAATACCAATCTTAAAGCTGGCAATGCTAAAGTTGAAGGTACTAATAGATATATCTATTCTGCTCTTATTGAATCTCAGCAAATCATTACTGATTTTGTTACGAATATTTCAATTAAGTCTATTGAAAACTCTAATAACTTCACTAATGTTAGTTTCCATAATGTACGCAGTGATTATATGATTGACGCTATTGCTACTATGAGTAAACTTCTTGTTGATAAAGGTAATAGTCTTAAAGCTTTTGCTAAGAGTTATTTTGAAACTACACAAGATAATGTAGGTCTTAAAGATGTTATTACTAAACTTAGTAAATATCTTGCACAAGAAGATCTTAGTAATATGGCGATTGCGAAAGCTCACAAACATGGTCATACGATAAACATGAAACAAACTCATGCTATGGCTAGATTTATTGAAGCTCTTGCAAATGAAGTTGGTGTTACTGCATACGAAGTAGATAGTAAGATTCAGAATAAAGCTAAAACTATTACTGAACTTGATTCTTTATTTAAAGAAGGTCAAAACTATAAACATACAGTTGAAGATTTTGAAGCTTACGCTAATTATCTTAATCGACAACTTGAAGTTTTAGATTACTATATGTACGTTGATAAAGCCGTAAATGCTATGAAACGTGCGCAAGGATGTCTTATTAGTGAAAAGAAAGGTGCTGGTCCTAAGACTTCTGAAAGTAATAAGCTCTTTGAATCTATTGCAATGCTTGAGCATAATGTTAATACTCTTATTCAGAATGCTAAAGATGCAGGTATTCCTGAAAGTATGCGCAATGAATTACTATATAAATACTATAGTGTAAATGCAATTACTGATAAAGGTGAAGTTATTGATAATTGGTTGCTTAAAGCTAATGATTATCTTCTTGAAAATAAAGATTCTGATGGTAAAGTAATTCAACTTGATAAACCCAAATCTCCTTTTAGAATTGGTGATAAATCAATGATTGAAGCTATATTCCCGTCAGTTGTTAATACTAATTGGGAAATTGAAGATAGTGCTTATCCTATTCTTCAACAACAATTGTATTCTACTAATGAGATTTCTGTTAATATGTTTCATGATCTCTTCATTAGTGAGAATCCTGCTTTCAAAGATAAGATTAATTATTGTATGGCTAAGCTTAAACAGATTAATAATCCTGAACTTAGAGAAGCTCTGGTTAATTATGCTATTATTGATAAAATTAGACAAATGCCTTTCTTTAATGATGACAGTAAAAGTCCGGAAACACTTCTTGCTGAACGTGCTAAGTTATTAGGATGTGTTAATATTGTTAAAGACGAACAAACTAATGAATTTAAATTCAAAGGTGCTGTTGATTTAGCTCTTACTAATGTCAATCTTAAAAATTGGTACAATGAACTTGAAAGTAGAAATTATACTCATGATGAAAAAATAGCTATGTTTAAAGAATTACCTGTTGGTATTCAATTAGCTATGGTTAAGAATACACTTACTGATGGTAGATATGTTGCTGTAAATGGTCAATATGTTACTAAAGGTAATCTTAGACTTAATCCTAATCATATTCTTTCATTGCTTTCTCCTAATACTATGGAGAGTACTATTGTAAGAACTGGATATATTTCTATTTCAACTAAGGAAAGTGATGATGTTGATTTCACTAGAGATACATTCTTTCAGCTTATTAATAGTCCTGATGAGTATTGTCGTATTCTTGGTGAAAACTTAGTTAAATACGCATTTTGGGTTAATAAACTTGATTTTGGTCGTAATCTTTCTAAGTATATTCCTATTGACCTTTATGGTAAGTTCAAAACTAAAGATGGTAATTATGTAAGTGCTTATAAGACTTCATGGGGAGATCAATTTGATTCTCTTAATTTTGAATCTATCGACGGTACTAGTGATAGAGATATTAGATTAGCTATGAGAGAACAAGGTATTACTGATGGTGGTAGTAACTTCCGTTCAGAAAATGCTGCTCTTTATAACTATGCTGAAGCTCTTTATGCTAGTCAAGCAAATAAAGATAATATTCTTCTTAGAACTAACGAAGAACTTGATGTTTTCATCGAAGCTTTTGTTCGTGCTAATTCAGAGAATACTCGTATCGTTAAATATATGAAACCCGAATATGTTTATGATACTAATGGTAAAAAGAGTAAAGTTAAAGATCAAACTCCAACTTTTACTAAGATTACTAAGAGTAATTTCTCTAGAGCTGTATTTGATCTTAAAGGCGCAGTAGCTAATGAATGGCATAAAGATATTGATCTTGAAACTCGTAAGTATATAGAAGATGCTCTTAATAGTGTTATCAAAAATGCTATTGGTATTAAGCATAATGATATTTGGAATATCATTGGCCAAATGATTTTTGAACCTACTAGATATGTAAACAATTCTAATTATGCTGATGATATATATCTTAAGACTCGTGAAAAAGTAATTGATAAAGAACTTACTGGTCTTAAGAAGACTTATAAAGCTCAGTTACCTGAAGGTATACTTTATAAGCGTTTTGATATTAATGATTGTACGTTCTATTATCCTATTAATAAAACGTTTAAATCTGAATATCTTACTACAGCTAATGATTATTATAAATATAACATTGAAGCTCAAGAGATATACGAGAAACTTGCTACTATTTTGAGTAAGTTCTATCGTAGATTTGATTCATCTGTTACTAATATAGAAACTCATAACAGTCTTACATCAGCTATAGATGCTGCTACAAGTAATGCTGATTATACAATTTATATTGGTAATGAATCTGATACATATAGAGGTCTTATTGATACTTCTGCTATTACTACTATTCCATTGCAGGCAGCTATCAATGACACTTTCGATACCGATACACTGCCCTTGGAAATCCAAAATTTGGCACTTGTCGGCAACGGAGAGACGCTTTCTCAATTGAAACGACTAACAATACAAGGACAACTTTTTAAGGGCTTAGACAGGCTTATTCAAAGGCTAAATCCAACTAACGTTAGTGCAATTCAAGCTGATGGTATCAATGATATTATAGTTGATTACATTGGTATTAAAAAAGATCTTAATACTACTGTTCACACTATTAATAGCTCAACTCCTAAGTTCTCTAAAGTCTTAGATACAGAGTTCATAGCTGATGATAATACTGGAATTAGTATGTCAAACCTTGAATTTATTAATACTCTTTATGAAGTTGAAAAGACTGCTATTGGTAATACTAAGCTTCTTAGAGATGAAATGAATCTCATGGGTGAACTTAATACTAATCTTGATAAACTTGATGCTAAAGCTCAAAGTGAAATTGCTAGACTTGGTAGAGATATGAATAGTCTTCCTAATTATGTTGAAACATTTAAGTATAATGCTAATATACTAGAGAATGTTAAAGATATGATTAAAGCTATTCAAATGCCAATGGATACTGATACTATATTTAAGCTTTGGACTAAAGGTACTATTGCTGATCGTAAACAATGGGTTACTGATCTGAATAAACTTAGTAGTCTTATAAAGTCTCAAGCTTATATTGAAGATCTAGATCCTATTGATGAAGCTAGTTTTGAAAATGCTTCTCAGAATACTAAAGATAGTGTTGCAGAATTTAATGAAGCTCTTCTTAATCTTAAAGGTTTATATGCTGAGATTATGCCTCTTAAACGTAAAGTTGTTGATGCTTCTAAGATTTATTTTGGTTTCTTAATCAATCAAAGAAGTCATAATCCTGCTTTTAATACTAAATTTAAGTATATTCAAGATAAACTTGTTGAGAACGGTTTTAATGCTGATGAAATTGGTGTTTATACTATAAATGAAAAAGATATTCAAGAGAATATTCGTCGTATGCTCGGTGATAATCTTGATTTATCTACTATTATTAAATGGTTAGATTCTGCTGCTCAAAGTGGTATTCCAATCATTGATACTGTTCTTTCTCAATATGAGTTCCATACTCTTAATGCTACTGAATTTGCTTTCAATAATAATAAGCGTACATTCGCATTATTTAAGAAGTATGATAGATTCTATAAAGAGAAATCTAATGGTAAACCTGATATGACTTTCTCTCAATCTCGTTCTAATGACTTTAGAGCTAGATTTATTAATGAAGCTAATTGTCAACTTGCTACACCATTTGATATGACTAAAGCTAACTATGATTATCAAATTGGTAAAGCTCGTGAATACGATGATTATATTAAGAGAAGATCTGAGTTAGAACCTTTGTTAGAATCTGATGATTTTGCTACAGTTAAGCAAGCTCAAGATGCTCTTGCTAAACTTGAGAAAGAACATAAGAAAAGAGTCCGTGCTGTAGGTAAAACTATATACTCTACTATGAATGTTTCAATGCCTGCCAAGATTATTAAAGGTAGACTTGAACTTGATCTTGAAGATGTATATAATAATCCTAAGAAGTATTTTCCTAATCTTAGTGCCGAAGAAGCATACTATTATACTAAGCTAATTGAACGTGTCTATAAATCTAAGATTCGTAAGAAATTTGCTGAAGCTAATAATATTAAACTTAGTGTTAGAGGTCAAACTACTAATCGAGTTCTTCTTCAAGTTCAAACTGCGAAAGCTGATTATAGAGACGCTAAGTTTAGTAAACTTACTCATTCTGATATTGATATGATGGTTGAAATGCAAGAGATGTTTGCAGAACTTAATGATGTTGCAATGCCTAACACTGTTAGATCTGCTAGTTTCTTCCCGACTTTCATATCTGCTAATCATGTGAATGCTCTTAAACAACTTGGTGGTTATCACGAATTACAAGAAGATGATTATAAAAATACACTTAGTGGAGAGACTCAATACTATCTTAAAGCTACTGCACTTAACCGTCCAGAAGTTATAGGTCGTATTAAATATGATCTCTACGCTATTACGAATAAAGAGGTTTATGATGCTCTAATTGAAAAAGCTAATAAAATAGCTAAACATAGAGGTTATTATAAACCTATTACTTCTATTGCAGATATTATTGAATATAATAAAGAGTTATCTGATAAACAATTAAGTGATGTTAGAGATCGTATGAACTTTGACCCTATGAATGTTACTCTTAATTATATTAATCAGCTTAAACGTATTAAAGTTAATCGTGACTTTGAACCTGAACTTAATCTTCTGCAAACTATTCTTGCTATGCCTGAGTTCCAAGCTCGTGAATATGGTGTTAAGAGTAAGAATGTTATTAATAAGATTCTATCTCTTTATACTCATAAAACTGAAGTTGTTTCTCGTAAAGGTAAAGAAACAGAAGCTTTTGATAGATTTAAGAAATTCTATGATGCTTTTGAAGGTAAGAATCGTATTAATACATTAACTGATCAACTTCTTAATATACTTCATACAGTTAATAGTAAATCTCTTATGTGGATGAACTTAACTGCTGCTTTAAAGAATATTGGTACAGGTCATATCAATATTGTAAGCGAAGCAACTGGTGGTGAATTTACTACTAAAGCTACACTTCTTAAAGCTCATGAAATGTATATTAAAGCTCTTCCATCATTATGGGCATCACTTGGTGAATATACTTGTAATAATCTTGATGCAGCTTTAATGAAGTTAGCTGGTAATATTTTTGAAGATCATATTGAAGCTGGAGTAGATACTAAGACTAATATTGTTTCTCTTGGTATGTCTAAATGGGATAATGTGATGTTTGCTCCTAATACTATTGGTGAGCATTATTTGCAATTCGCTACTTTCTTGTCAGCTATGCAAACTCATCGCATTGTTGCAGGTACTATTATGAATTATGATCAATTTGTATTCTCACTTAGAGAACGTCTCTTTAGAGATATGGTTGATGATGAAACTTATACTAAGTATAAAGCATATAAAGATAAACAAGAATCTGTTAAAGGCAATAACGTTGAATTTATAGATTATCTTTCTCGATTTATTGCTTATCGTGCTAATAACTTTACTAACGAATGGAAATCTAATTACGCTAAGACTTATAAAGAAGGTCTTAAGAATGCTAGAGTTGAGTTTGAAAAGAATCAAGTTATATATGATGCTTTTGAACTCAAAGATGGTATCGCTTCAATTAAAACTGGAAGTAATATAACTCTTGAGGATTTTGCTAAGTTCTTAGGTAAAGTTAAAGGTGTTAATCATAGTCTTCATGGTATTTATAATACTTTTGATAAATCTATGTTATCTGGTAAGATGTGGGGAGAGGTTATTCTTCAATTCCGTAAATGGCTTCGTCCTAACTTTATTAGATATTGGGGTAAACGTGTAGGTAAAATTGTATTTGATGAACGTCTTGAATCTTATAGAAGTGGTGCTTACATGGATATGATAAATTTTCTATTATCTAATGGCAAAAGTGCTTATAGAGAAACTATTGATAAAGCTATAGAAAATGACGAAGATATTGATTTTGCTACTAAAGCTAAAGCTATATTCAATGGGTTCTGCGGTTTATTATATTGGTTCAAAGATATAAACTTTAGATATAATACTCTACCTCAAGCTCAAAAGGCTAATATAAAAAGAGCCATGTTTAATTTTACAACTCTTGTTGGTTTATCTCTTGTAGCTGCTAGTCTATATGCTGCAAAAGATGATGACGATGAACTTGATGAAAATCGATTCTTTGCTCTTGCTTGTTATACTATTTATGGTGTTCAAACTGAACTTTATGAAACTTCACCTTGGGGTCTTTATTCATTCTATAAACGTACTATGGAGGCACCTATACCTTTTGAAACAAGTATGTCTAATGTTCTTAATCTTGCTTATTGGACACTTATTGCTCCAATGATTGTAGATGATGAAGAAATGCTTTATGATAGAGGTACATATAAAGATGAAGATAAACGTTGGATTGCATTTAAGAAAACTATTCCGTTATTCAATCAATACAACAAGATGTTCTATTTACCAAAGAACAATACATACTATATGCAACAGAACCCAATATTACAGATGATAGTTGAACTAAATAAGTAAGGACTTCTGTTGGACTTAAAAAAAATGAGAGAGGGCTTTCAGATAATACTGTCAGTCCTCTCTCTTCTTGTATCTATACTACTCATACTCCTGCTCGTGTCATTGCGAACGCTCCGCTCCGTTCCACATCTATCTCTCTACCGGGGTCTGCAATGCTCCACAATGCCATTTTTGCCACCTGCGGGCTTCATATATTGATTATCTATTGGCAGACGATAACTAGTTCATATCACAAAAGAAAGTGTCTCTATGAGCCTCTATTGAAGTCGTTTTAACCATACGGCTATGATGATTTGTATTAACGTTAATACGACTAGCATTAGAAACACTAAGAGTAGCTTTCCAAACCCCAGTAGGGAACATGGTGTGGTCAGGAGCGGAACTAAGCATAGCACTTGTAATAGCACTATGCTTAGAAGTATTAATAATATCCCTCACTTTCACCGCATTCACTCAGTCCACCAAAGCTAACTTTATTTACATTAACAATGAAAGGTAGAATCTTCTTAATTTGAGTAGAAGTAACAACAAAACTATTGTTAGTACCCGGATGTCTCATAACATACTTAATACTACCAATATAAAGATTAGGAGATAGACGCTTATACTTTTGCTTTTCAGAAGCGGTCATAGTAGCGAATCTATACACCTTATGCAAAACAGACCAATTACCAGTAAATTCTTGAATAAGAGTTCCATTTGCATCACGAGTAATCACATTCCCATCAACTTCAATATAACACGTATGTGTTTTAGTTTCTTCCATTATGCAGCTCTTAGTGCCGTTAGGGCAAGATCATAAGCCTTTTGATTTAGCTTATAAGCACCTTTTTTAGTAAGAGCTTCAAAGCGATCTTCGGAAGACTTATAATCAACAACATTATTCAGATAACAACTAACACCATTATAAAGCCAAAGCACAGTACCACGATGTAACTCTTGACCCACACCATTCTCAATAGTATCAAGAACAGCTTTGACTTTATTTTGAGTCTTAGTAGAAATAATATCTTTATCAGCAGCAAAGATATTAGTTCTAAGCTTCATGTGTTCTTGTTGTTCATCATTAAGAAACAGATTATACACAAAGCCAGTCATATTATTAGATTTAATATTAATGGCTTTAAGAGCTTGCATAGATTCTTGCATAGCTTCATGATAGATATGCGTAGCACGAATACTATTCACAGCACTCATAATAGCGTTGTGAACATTTTTTGTATGTTTAAAAGAAAACTGTTGTGTTGCATTTTTAATAGCTTGATTAAGCATATTATTACAAATAACACGAATATTTGTAACAGCACATGTGATTAATCCAGAACCATCATGACTATTGGTAAATAAGAGATACTTATCAATAAGATCTTTATTATCAATAGTGATAGCATCAGGGAATTTTGCAGTTACAAGCATACTTGCGCCATTTTTATAGCAACCAGCAGTTTCAATACGAACATTCTTATCGTAATCACATATTTGATTAATAAAATCAAGAGCTACAGAATTCTGTACAACTTCGTACTTAGAACCAACAGCACCAAATACATGATTTGTATCTTCTCTATAAGTAGCAAAACTGTTAGGAACTTTATATAACAGAAAGCTACCCGGATTAGCAGGATCTTCAAGACGAACACGAGTCTCTTTAATACCTACTTTATAATCAAGATTTGCTTCTTTAATAGCATCCTCCATACTCAAATCATTGATAGGTTTACCCATTTCATTAAATACGAGAGGACGTCTTTGATAATTTACAAAAGGCATAATATACTTTGTTTCAATAGAAGTTTATTTCTTAATTGTAACAATATCCTTTTCTTGAAGCATCCAAGCATCAAGACCTTCAGGAGATTGATTCAATGTTTCTTTAAGATTAGTACTATTAACATAGAATTTGAAATCACCTTCTTCAAAAGCAATTCCATGTTCAGCGAGAATAGCTTTAATCTTATTAGCTTTATCAAGATTTAAACCTTTATCAAGTTTAACATCAATAAAACCTTTAATAGCATCAATGTTCGCAGGTACTGTATCAACAGATGGATTTTCAAAATATTGATACATTTGATTAAGAAAGCTATTAAACATTTCCGTATCTGTAACAACTTTCTGATCTTTACGAACACTAATAGTAATATTCGGATATTTAAGAGACATACTACCAGTAGGCTCTTTAATACCAGTTTCAGCATTCTTCTTTAATACCGGTTCACCATACTTATACGCACATTCAGCTATAACATCTTTAAGACGTTTAATCTTTTTCTCAGTACGTTTAACACGATCATCAAGAGCTTGCTTGTATTGTTTAAGTAATGCTATATCAGTGTTATAACGATCTATAACAAAAGCATAAGCATAAAGTTTCTCACCGAGTTCCTCTTCACTAATCGCAAGTTCCTCAGCACCACTTTCTCCTATATCTCCACCATTCTCGGCAGCATATTCTAATATTCTATCAATATTAGCTTGTATTTCAAACAGATTCATCGAAATTCAATTCAGTTTGGTAATGACTATAATCTTCAATTTCTTTAAAACGAACAACAGTATCCTTAACATATAACTCATTAACAGGATAAATCTTATATGCTTGTCCAAGACCTTCATAAACTAGAAGTTCATTCTTAGACAAACGTTTGTTATAAGACAAAGGATAATTGAAATCAGTTATATGAAACACAATGTTAGGTTCACCAAAATGTTTAATATATGTATCAAGTGCTATAAAAGCAGGCAATTTAGTCACCTGCACTTTCACTTTCTCCGTCATGATCTGAATCAGTAATAGCTTTTTGAGAAGTTCTAATTACATCAAGATGATCTTTACATTGTTGCATAGTAATGTGCATATTCGGATGTGCTTTACCATACTTATCATAAAGACGCTTATTAATGATGTTATTCCACTCTTTATTAAAGCCAGTATAATACATTTCACTCTTAACACCTAAGAACAAATACTCACGTGCATCTTGAGCAGGTAAATCAAGTTCATCTTTAGCTTCATTATAAAAGATCTCATCCATGATACAACATCTGATATAATGATAAGCTCGCTTATTTGCAATATTAGTATTATTTTGATATAAACAAAAAGCAATATCTTCAAGATCATAAAGACGTTGAATCTTATCTTTATTCTTTTCAATAGCTTCAACATCTTTAAGAAATCTCTTAAAACAAGTATTAAAAGTCGAATCTTCAATCCAATGAGGAAGACAGAAAGAAATACCATCAAATCTACCTTCATTTGAGTAATCACACCAACGAGTAGATTCAACTGCATCTGATTGAACACGTTCACGTACAAGTTCATCAACAACACTCCTAAGAGTAGTTATATATGCACTCATACGAGCAAAAGGATGATCGAATTTCGGAACAAACCAAGCAACACCATGAGCTTTCCAAATCTCATCACCTTCCATAGTAGAAGTTTGAATAAGAGCTTTAGCTAATTCAGGACTTTCATTATATACAACACGAAGATTAGTGTAGATATAATAGAAATTAGAATTAGGTCTTGCATCTTTAATATCAGAAACAAAACGAGAAAAAGCAGAATGTCTAATGTTTATCATTTCAATACTCATCATATCATGATACCCACAAACATAAATAGGACAATGCTCAAGAATTGAAGTATGACCTTTATCAATAAGCATTAGAAGAAATTTAACGTAACTTCCGGGTGCAGTCTTACCTTCAGATTTATAACAAAGACGACCAGCAAATTCAGCTAGTTGCAAGCCACCTTTAAGATTATGAGCTGTATGAATAACACTAACAGGTCTAACAAATTTCATCACATATCAAGTTTAGTTTGTCCACCATTTTTTTGAACTCTATACCAATAATCAATATGATCTTCAATTGTACGACGTAACACTCCTCTACATTCATCATTATTACCACCAACACCTAAAAGAGTTTTACAAGTACCGTCAACAACTTTAGAATAATTCATAACAGCATCAATAATACTTTCATTATCAATAGGTAAACAAGTATTAATTGAATCAGTTTTAACAGTACATCTACCACCAAGACGATGAATCTCATCTACAAGATACCAAACAGCTTTATTAAGATCTTCAACTTGTTTATCAATAAGCTTACGATCTTTATCTTCTTTAAGACCAGCTCTCCATAGATATTTAATAGCATTACCTATATTAAAATTTCTATGACGAGTAATATCAATACATTCAATACCACTAGGATCAGAAGTATAATGTTTAGGATGATTTACTTGATCATTTTTATTTTTAGATGCCATAGCGATCAATAAAACGATTTATTTTAAACACTACGAGCTTATCAATATCGTCTTCTTTAATATTATATTTACGCATAATACGCTCAATAACAATTCTAACATCAGCAATTTCTTCCATAAGACTTTTAAGATGCTCATTATTATGACATCTATTAATCTTAGAAACAGCTTTAATAAGTTCAGATAACTCTTCAACAACTACTGTATCATGAGGATCAATTGCACAAGCTTTATTAAACATAGCAATTCTCTCATCCCATAATACAGCACCTTTAGGAGAATCTATAACAGCACTTACACTTTCAGGTGTCATAAATATTCCCATTCAGCTAGAGTATCATCACTCTTAGTTTCCCAATCATCAGCAAAAATCTCATCACCAGTAGGTGTATAATAAGTAATATCACCATTATCAAACTTACAAATTTGATTCTGATAACTAAGACTAGTGATACCAACTTCTGTAATCTCACGTTTAACAACTTCCGGAAGACTTTGCATCTTAGGAATAGTTTCTTCATTTATATTAGCAGGAACTTGTGCAAATATAAACACATCATTATCCCAATTAGCACGTCTAGCAATATAAGAACGAGTCTTAACGCGTTCAATAGCTTCTCCAAAATTCATAATAACAATTTTAAATTAAACAAAAATAGCCGCTAGTCAATTAAGACCAGCGGCTTCAACAGCGTGCTTCACAGCATAGGCTATAATTGAATAAGAAATCAACCCATATTATCTTTTAAATACGTATTTAAACCAACTACCCCACTTACGATTAATAAGACTACCTTTAACATTCAAAGGTTTAAACTCAAGATACTTAATATTATTAATATTTTTGATAACATCATTAATGTCATAGTAAGTACAAATAGGAATACTATCTTGCATAATAGTATAAGTTTTACCGTTTTTGTAATGTACAATAACATTATAAGAATCTACATTAGTTTCATTTGCTCTAGCTTCACGCTCAAAACAAAGTTCACGATAAGCCTTACCTTCAGTGAAGAGTTTAAAGAACCATTCAATGACGTACCATATATAGAAGAATATACCTAAGAGGTCATTCTGTTGTTTAGTATGAGAACGTTCATGTTGAATGAGTTTAAAATATCTATTAGGATACCTAATCATTAATGTAAATATAGATTTATCTTTATCTTTAAGATAAAGTCTAGCAAACATATTAATAGCAACAAACTTACCAAAAGGAAAGTGTTTAGTGACAACAACTTTCATATCTCAATCATCTGAAAAGTTATAATTTATAATAGCTTCCCAATCATCTTTAGGCATACAACCTTTATAATCAGGAACTCTAGCTTCCATAAACTCATCAAGCTTCATAGAAATAACGGTACAAATACCAAGATCCATGAGACGTCTACGTTGATTCATACAACAAAACAAATTAGCTTGATCGAGTGGAATACCAATGCTAACAAGTGCCGCTATGAAATATCTACGAAACATTTCCTTAGTAACACTACTAACA